TTGCAAGAAATTGTGGTTGTCGCAACCTGTCCAGTTCCTCTTACTGCTGGAACAAATGTTCCAGACAATCCAGTAAATTGAGCATTTGCGCCAGTAGCTGGATCGCCAGAATCAACCCAAGCTCCATTTTTTGAAAACCAAATTTTTCCGCTGGTTAGGTCGAGGGCGACTCCAAGTATATCGCCTTGAGACGCTACTGTTGTGTTCGTGTTCGTAAATGTATTTGCATTTACTTTCTTAAGAAAAGTATTTGTTGAAAATTGATAAATTGAATACGAAGAAGCTGCCTCACCTGGGTACTGGCTAACTGCTGAAGCATTGTTTATTTCCGTAAATCCTACTAATGGATCTTGTGTTGAAGGAAGCGTTGTAAGTGTAGTTTCATAATACCATTTACCAGATGACACTGCCATTGTTCCGATTCTCTGAGAATTTCCTGCCGCAGTACCAGTTAGAACAAGGTTTCCGTCTTGGATTGTATTTACTGTTCCAAACAATGGATTTAATGTGCAGTAATTTCCGCGAGTTTCTCCACCAACTCCAGCATCACTCCCATAGTTTGTGGGGCTATCCACAAGGCTATCGTTGCCTGTGCCTGCTGTGACGGAGAAATTAACTGGAGTAAAGTTATTTGTTCCAGCGGAATCTTTGCCAAGTGCGGCTGCTGTTGCTGCCGAATTGTCAGCAAACTTTAAGTAGAATCCGTTCGCACCATAAGTTCCGCTATATGCCTTTGCCTTCCAGCGACCAGTAATTGCGTCCGTTTCGCCAAAACTCGATGGAGTCAAAACTTGACCATCCACAAAATGCATTTCTGCCAAATATGCTGACAAAAAATTTGTTATTGGGTTTGATATTGCTCCTGTTCCAATGTAGTGAAGCACTCCGCTGTTGAAGTAATTTGATGCTGTTGTTGTAGTATTCCAAAACAATACTCCATTGACGTACACATTCACTGTCGCGCCTGTTTGGTTGAATACAATATGATACCAGGCTGATGGATCTCTTAGGAGTCCAGGCGATGTGTATGACGTGTAATTTCCAGATCCAGTAGAATTATCTATAAATATATTTCCAGTAGAATTGATATATAAATCACTTCCTGGTTGACCAGCACCTCGAACGCTTCCTCCGTAAAATATTACTTGATCTGTTGTGACAGAACCTCTCTTCAACCAAAATGATAGCGTAAATGTTCCAGATGTGGTGGGAGTAGTTTGATTGCGAGTCAAGTACGCTGAATCACCAGAATTAAACCGCAAGCTACGTTCAATTCTGTAGCTATCTGAATCGCCTTGCGCTCCAAGCAGGCCGTTTGGATGGACAGGCCAGGGCATTGAAGTTTATGAGAAGTTCTGGCTAGATACTCCGTAGAGTACAGTTCCGTTTGTTACGAAGGAAAGAACGTCAACTTGCGCTGATCCAGTAGAAAGAACTGGAGCAGACCCGCCAGGGAATTTGTATGCAGTGCTGAAGGAAAGAGTGTTGCTTCCGCCAGTGCCTTGCGTAACGATCAGCACATAGGTACAACCAGCCTGCGGGTTGGTGGGCGTGTTCATTGTGGAGTTGGTTGTCACACTAAGCGTGGCAACTTGGTTTTCGGCAAGATTCCAAGGGACAGTTCCGCTTGTGATGGTCAACGCTGTGGCTGAGAAGTTATGCGCTCGGCTGTACTGCTGGGCTGTGTTAAGAACAGCCACCCTAGTTCCAACTGTAGCCGATCCTGTGCTGATTGTTACATCGCCAGTAAGTGTGGTTGTGAAATTACCAATCGTTCCAGTAGTGCTATTGAGCGTTGCAATTGTACCTAGCGTGCTGTTAATCGCACCAGAGTAAGTTCCAACAGTAATGTTGGCGGTACTCGCTGTAAGAGTCTGCACTGTACCATTGGTGATATTGGCCGCAGTAGATGTGGTCGTTCCAGCGGTAAGGTTTGTAATTGCTCCAGAAGTAGATGTCGTTGTTCCAGCGGTAAGCCTATCAATAGTTGCTGTGGAAATGGTGGCAGTCGTGCTAACTGTCCTATCGCCAGTAGCCGTCCCGTAGGTCAACGCGCCAGTAAGATTGATCGTTGTAAAAGTTCCAGAAGTAAGCCCGTCATCAAAAAGATTCTGAACTGTTACCTTTCGTGGGGCTAGTGCCGAGTCAACGCTGTCTGGCGCAATAAGCAAAAGATCAGCCGTGCCAATGGTTGTGATCTCCTGCTGGTTCTTGATGATGGCAGAATTGACAAGCGCGGTATCAATTAGGTTATGCAGGCCAGCCGCAGTAACCGTACCGTTTGTGGAGAAGGTCTGCTGACGATTGATTATGTTTGCCATATTAAGCTGTAAACCTCAGTGCGGTTGCGAAGATAGTTCCTGCTGGAATTGTGCCAGCGGTTGTACCTTTTCCGATTATGTTGTATTCGACAACATCCGTTGCTATTGGAAAGAAATTTGTTGCAATCAAAGCACCAGTTCCAGTGGTTGATCCAAGGCTATTGATTGAAGCAATCACAATGTCTCCAAGCTGACAAGGCAACGCAAATGTTCCAGTTGTGGTATCGTTAGCAGCGTGTGTCTGAACTGTAGCCCCAGTAAAGGCAAACGTGCCATAGGAAACATTTGTTATTTTTGGTGCAGTGCCATTCGTTCCAACCTGGAGAGTGCCAACTGTGGCAAGCCCGCTATTGTTGATCGTGGTGGAGGCAATCGTACCAAGCGTGTTTGTGCCAGTAGACGAAGTAAAGCCAGTGGCGAAGGTTGAAACGCCAAGGATGTTGGGGATTGTGGCAGTGCTAATTGTGGCTGTAGAAATTGTAGCCGTACCCGCTGATAGCGTACCAATCGTGGCCGTACCAGTAGAGGCAGTAAAGCTAGTTCCAAAGGTCGCTGGGCCAGATGCGAATAGCGTGCCAATCGTAGCCGTTCCAGTTGACGCTGTAATGTTTGTACCAAAAGTAACAGCACCAGTAAGAATAGAGTCTCCAGTAACCGAGAACGATCCAGTGCTTTGCACGCCAGTGGTGGAAAGGGATAACGCAGAAGACGTGTTGTCACCATCGGTAATAACCTGCAATGTGCCGTCAATGCCACCAGTGGTGAAGGTCTTGAGAAGCTGTGCAAAGCTACTACTAATGGTCTGTGTTCCAAGTGTGGGCATTTAGTCTCCTAGTTAGAAAGGCGGTTTTTAAGGACATCCCAGGCCATTGAGCAAGCAAGCCCTATCAGCCCAGCTACAGCCAGAACCTTCGTCCGCAGGTGTTCTAGCGCACCTAATCTATTAGCAACATCCCCGTGAAAAGCAAGTGACCTTTCTATCATTGAGATCAGCGTCATCTGGCGTTCTTCCATCCTGGCAAGTCGCTCTGATACGTTAGCAACCTTGTCCCTAAGATCAGCAACCTCATCAAGACTCACGACCCTTACCCTCCAGGTATTTTAACGCTACAGCTAGATGGACAACGGCATCCACAACCTCGTCCCGATCTCGACCTTCCTCGACAATCCGCTTGATGCTTCTGTTGACAGACAGGAGATGCTTTACCTTGCCAATGTACTTCGTTTCCTTGGCAATGTTGTTGTTCTCCACGGCAAACTTTAACGCCTCCTTGAAACAAGCGTATTCCTGCGCCGTCATTAAGAAACGCAAACTCAAATTGGTCAGCCACAAACCGATGCGTTTCATTTGACATTACCAGCGTCCGTGGCTGCTCCCATATCGGAATAGCGAGGCAGTACATTATTATTATCCGCTGGCTTTGGTGAGCAGGAGCAGAGGAGAAGGGCGATTAGGAGGAGGGGCATTATTGTACGTCCAATAGCCAATGTGTTGATTGAAGAATAGCAGAAGGGCTTGCTGTTGGAGATGAAGAAGAATTTGAGCAATGAATCTCTGGACCAAATCGATTTGTGCTTGTATCGTTTGTTGGCCCACCAGTAAGAGTTAAAAGAGGTGCTTGCCCAATGTTGATGTTTGGATTTATGGATGAGTCTGCGCCATAAAGATAAATGTTCCCAGCCCCATCGGATTCTATTACAACACCAAAGAATCGGTTATCAGATGCGGCAAGTCCAAAGCCATTTGTAAGCGTTGTGTAGGAAGTCGGAGTTAAATATGAAGCATTAAATCCAATCAGTCTTGCCTGGATAACGCTAGATTGAAGCGCAAATTCTACACCAAATCCTTTTATTGTAAGCCCATTTACTCCAGCTAAAGGGGCATCAGTAGAATTTCCAGTGCCACCAAATACCATTCGGATTACCGAATTGGTGCTTGCCAGATACATCATCCCTCCGATTGAAAATCTAATTCTCTTCGAATAGTCAATTTTGCCTGCGCTTGCTGTCATTAGTGCCGCAGTTGGGTCGAAGTATCCAACCTTAGAAGTTCCGCTTGCAGAAGATCCAGCGTTAATATTCATATGAAAACCGCCAGTATTTGCAAGCGAAGCTACGCCACCAGTTCCTGTTACTCTTGTGTAAGATCCAGCCAATCCAGCCCGATACATCTTCATTCGCCCAGAGGCAAAAAGAAAGTTGTCTATATTGCTAGGATTCTTAACGAGAGGCATAGCCTACTCCTAACTGAGTGTCGTCACTTCAGCAGTTCCAGCAGTTGCAAAGATTCCGCCAATCAATCCAGTATAGTTGAATGGAACTTCGTAATAGTCTCCAGCACTTAGTCTTACTGTGAAAACTGATGTACTAGCAGTTGCTGTTCCTAATAAAACGTGGAGGTTGCCTGGTCCAGAATTGAAGATCGTGCATCCAAGCCTGCCAGTGCTTGCCGTTGCAATCGTGCCGTAGCTGGTGGAGGTGAAGTCGGTAGGACCAGTTCCGCCAGTTGTGGCATTGGGTATACGCACGCCATCGGCAACGTCAGCCTGGAGCGTTGTGACCAATGCCTCAAGTTCGGTTAGGTTGGCGTTGATCGATAAGCCAGTTCCGCCAGAAAGCGGACCAAGGCTCTCAATAATCGTGTTCCACTGGCGGCCCATTTTAGGACTCCTTAATCTTTGCGAGCGTAAATTGCCATCGCACCGCCAGTTAGAGCAACCTGGTCGATGTCACCGTAAACGGTCACACCAGCTGCGTAGGTTGCGGCGGTTGTAGCACCACTGATAACAAGGGTAGCTGTGGATTGAGTAAGAGCAGTTACCGCATCGTAGCTTCCAGTATTCGTGGAAGCTGACGATGCAATAATTGTCCCACCATTACCAAGCGTAAGGCGAGATAAGAGTCGCATACAATTAACTATGTAGTGCGATTCTGTAAGACGTGCCGTTAAGAGTCACGTTCAAGGACGCAGGGGCTGTTGCAACTGTGTTAACAGTGCCACCGCTGGAGCTTGCCGTAAACTCAATTACGTTCTCGAAGGGCGTGCTGATAATTCTGACAGTCTTATTCTTAGCCTTGATCGGGCTGCGAAATAACTCATTTGACATATTATTTTCTCCTTAAAGCAACACGTTTGATACTATCTGGCGTGTAATTGCTTTTGAATCTACTGCCAAGCTTTTGTTCCTGGCGATAGTACCCCTTCAATAGATTTGTTTGATTGACTCCCAGCGGGTTGTCGAGGGGTTCGCCAACCCCCACTAGGCTCAATCTTTGAGGGACGGTGAATCGTTTAAGGTAACGAGGGACAGAGTCCCTTTCGGCCACAGCCTTTTCCAGTTCGACAACTTTTCCATTTCTGGTGTCCTCGTACTGGTAAATAGGCATTAGCTATAGTTTTCCTTATCCGACTCCTCTGCCATCTTCATCATACGGTCTTCTTCGGACTCTTCGGGTACAGCGGATTCTTCTTCAGATGCTTCAGCCATAGCGTTGTTTACACGCACCATAGCCACGCCACCTTCGATTTTCTCCACTACACCTTCCAATTCCACCATATCTCCAGCTTCTGGTGTGGCGTTTTCTTCGCCTTCACCTAGCTCGAACATAGAGATCGGCAATTTAACCAATCCTTCTTTCATAGCTGGTTTCTCCTTGGTGGAAGAGGCTGGGGAGGTTTTACCCTCCCCAGCTTTCCGAGAACCCATAGCGATTACTAGAGTTCCCATTTAATTATTAGCTATAGTTGGACTTCGCAACGATGACTCGGAAGAACCGAGGATCGAGTTGCTTGGCCGCGTAGAACGTCTTGAAGGACGCAATAACGCGCTGTCCATAGGGATCGCTCTTATCAGCAGCATCAAGGATCGTGACCTTCGGAGCGAAGGGCGAGCCAGAGGCGGCCAATGAGGACAAGCTAGGAACACCAAACGCGCCACCACCGAGGAGGACGTTGGCGTAACCAGCAGCATTAGCGGTAGCAGCATCAGCGATACCAGCAGCAGCGGTTGCAAAGGTCTGGACGTTTGTTGAGGAAATCACCGACACCCCGAACAATTTACCAGTTTCGCCTTTGAAGATTTGGTCAGCTGCCGAGTAGCTCGACACCTTCAACCAATCATCGTCCTGCTGTAGATCACGGATAACGGCAGGATGCGCGACAAGCGCGTAGCCGTCCTTGATCTTAGGAGCGCGGGCGATGAACAACGAAGTCGCACCATCGAGTAGATCGGTGGCGGTCATTGCGCTGTTAGCAACTGACGAGGTAGCCCAGGTCGTGCCGTTAGTGCCATTCTGAGCATAACGGGCATACGATTTTGTGGCTACGTTAGTGCCAGTGCTGGTCGAGGAATCCTGCACCAACGCGCGGTGACAGAGGGTGTCAGCGTGGAGGGCGGCATCTTCGCCGAGTTGTTTGGTGGCCTGTGCCAAGTGCGAGAACAATTCGGTTGCGAGAACAACATCCGTTAGGATGATCTTGCTTCCGTACTGTACAAGCGTGGCTTCAACCGAGGACAGCGTGAGATCACGCTCGTCACCAGAAGAAGGAGTCGTTCCTTCCGACAGGGCGGAGATCGCAGAGATGCTGGGATCACCGAAGCGGAAGAACCGAATCGTTTTGTTTCCACCCGTTTTGGTCGGGTAGGGGGCTTTCATTGCGAATTGCTCCATTTGGAGCAATGGGATTGCACGTTCCAATAACGCTTTTGAAAAATACGTTTGGAACTGCGCGCTGACTGAACCAGTAGTTACCATATAATTAAGTATCCTTGTTTGTTATGACTACTCAACCTCTGTCAACTTCGCTTGCCATTTTCATCAATTCACGTTCTTGCTCATCAAGAGTCAGTTCGTGAAAAGCTTTAGTCTTGGCAGGACCTTTTGGTTGTCCAGACGCTGGAGTAGTCGCTTTTCTGAGTTGAGAAAGTTCTTTCTCATACTCTGCAACCTTTTTCTTCAAGTCGGAGGCGGACTCCGCTTGGAGCTTCACCTTGGCAATTCCAACCGCATCCTTGATCCCCGCTGGGTAGTTACGCAGGATTGCGTGGTTTTGCAACATTTCCGATACGGCTTTATAGAGAGTGCTGTTTGAATCTTTGAGTTCTGGATTTGCTTCTACTTCATCAAGCAAATTTTTATCCCAAGCAGACTTTAGTTCCGCTTGAGTCTTTTGCTCAACTTCTTTCCTTTCCTCAACTTCAATGTCACCAGCTTTTTGTTCGGCAAGTTTTGCAAGATCGTCACGGCCTTCATCACGGTAGCTCTTTGCTGCTTCCCTGTAATCTTCCGCGCTAAACTTGCGACTGCTCGATTTTGTCTCGCTTTGAGGAGTTTCTGGAGTCTTCCTTGCCCTTTCAGCCTCGATCTGCTCACGTTCTGCTTTGATTCTGGCTTTCTCTGCTCGGACATCTTCCCACTCCTTCTCAAGTCGTGACTTAGCCTTCTCGTAACGGGTGGGCTTCTTTTCGGAAGCCGACTCCGACTTGTCTTCTGAAGGTTGCGTTGTTAAAGAACTTTTGGCTTCTTCGGATTTCTCCTTAGTCGCTGAAACCTCATCCGAGGCTTCTAGTTTTGTTTGTTCGGCTTTTTCAGCAGGCGCGGGTGTCTGCTCGTTATCTCCGCTGGCCTTTTCTGTAGCTTCAGTTTCTACTTTGGCTTTTTCGTCTTCCTTGGGAGTAGGATTAAAATCCCGTCCTTCGTCAGCCGCTTGCGCCATCGCCAATACATCCGCTTCAGTTAGGTTGTTTGAATCCGCCATTTTGACCCTTTCTTACACTTTTCGGTAGGGAGTCATTCTACCTAAAGGTTAGTCGGCTACTGGTTCATCCGATCCATCCCCATAGCCTGGAATGGCGGAGTTAAGTTTTTGGGATGCGAGCGATTCTAAAGTCGCTACACAACCACGAAATCCTTTAGCATAACCACAAGCGTCTGCAAGTGCCTCTGATTTCTTCATTACCGCAGAGCCGTTTTGACGCAGGGTTAGGTTAAGCAAAATAAGACTTAGCTTCTGTCCTGTGGGAGTTGACAAGAATCCAGTCCACGCCTTCTCGTCCTCATCTTCCCACTTAGGTTCGTTGACCCATTCTTGATCTCTGATAAACGCCAATGCTGCTTTTAGTTTTCTCATAGCTTTATTGCCCAAGAATCGCCTTGGAATAGCGTATAGTCCTTTTGTCCTATTTCCTCAAGTAAAGCCATCTTGACTGACTTCCAACTCCAATCGTGACCAGCCATAATCCCGCCTTCTCTAAGCTTCTTGCGCCAGCCTTTTAGGTCGGCAAGCACGCCTTCGTAGCGGTGATCTCCGTCAATATAAACTAGGTCTAGCTCGCCATCCTTGAAGAACTCAAGCGCATCTAGGCTTTTGCCTCTGCTATATAAAACATTCTTAAATGGAGATACGCGCTCTTGGAAGGCATCAAAGACAAACTTCATAGGGCATTGCTGACTCGCCCTATCGTTAATGTCGTAGCCGTTCAGCCAAGGATCTACGGCAAGAACATCCTTAAAATACTTTGCAAGAACTACTGTTCCTTCGCCACTGTAAGACCCAATCTCAACCGCCCTATTATTTGCACCTTGTTCGTTCGCCCACTCACACAGCTTTGCCAGGCCTTCCGCTTGGAAGGCATCCCGCATTACTGGTACTTTCAACCCGCCATCGGTGCTGGTGCTTGGCCTTGCATTGCTTCTGGAGGCAATTGTTGCCCCTGCTGTTGCATCTGAGCCTTACCTGCATCACGAAGCTGTTTCTGGATAGCGCGGGATGTGTTTGGGTCAACCTGTTCCAAGGCTGCCAAGTGCTGTTGTAAGTGAGCCATCAGAACTTGCATTGCGCTCTGATCGACCTGCTGTTGTCGCTGTTGAGCCGCTTGGTTAAACGCGAAGAGAACGGATATATGCGCTTTGTGATCATCGCTAGGCTTGATTGCGACTGGGAATCCAGTTGCAAGCATAGTCGCGATTTCAGTCGCTTGATCTTCAGCTTGATCGCCAGAGGCTGCGTTTGGATCTTGGAAGAGTCTGCGGACCAGCGAGGGATCGTCTTGTTCAAGCACTGACTTTACCAGTTCGCCCTGATTGATGAAAGGATTATTTTGGAACATCTGCATTCGCGCCACGGATTTCTGCAACGCAAACTGGCGGTTGATGAAATCCAACCCACCCTTCGGCTCAATCGAATACTCATCGTGAATACCGTCTGGAGGCATCGCACCAGTTTCTTCCGCATAGCGATACATTAAGTCTTTCTTGTTGTACTGCGTGTAAAGCGACCAGCATTGTTTGAAGAGATGGGCTAGACCCATTCGGAACATACGATTGCGTAAATCGCCAGACGCTGCTGCCTGCGACTGTAACGCTTGGATCTCGGTGGCAGTCTTGCGATCTGATACCTGGAACTGCGATCCAGCACCAAAGTCTGGATTGCCCATTCGTTGTTCGGAAAGCAGACGCTCTTCGAGCATCAGTTTCTGGAAGTCAAATGGAGGCTGGCTAAACTGAACTGGCTTCAAGCCTTGTGGCAGAATCTGCCCAGGCTGCATCTTCAAGTTCGATGTGTTTAGCGAGATAGGATTCTGTGCTTCGAAAACGGGGCGGTTGGCAAGTTCCACGTAGTCGCTCAAAGAATTTTTGAGCTTATTTAAGAGGTTCTCATTCGGTAGGAGGATCTCGGCCACACCTCTTGGACTGTACCACCCGCCGCCCGTAACTTCATACGGGAAATCTACGAAAGGTGGTTCGCCGTGACGATACGGCAAAATAAATGGTTTGCGTACATCTTCGGTTAAAACAAGCGGACTATAAGTTTCGACCTTCCATCCATCCTCGGACGGAGTGTACATTTCCCAAAGGACAATACGGTCGTTCTCAGCTTCTTGAGTAATTCCTTCACGCCTGTAAATCTCGTCTTGAATCTCACTTCGTAAGCCCACTGATTTTGAGGGTTTACCAGAAATTGTTTTGATAAAGTTCTCATCCTGCTTGTACAAGGGATTTGCCTTATAGGAATCGACACTCGTTGAGATGATGTGAACGATGAAGTCTGCATCTTTGAACTCCTTGGTATAGGAAGGAACGATGATGTGGAAAGGATCAATAGCCTCGAAATCAATGCGCTTCTTGTCCTCGTTCCAGATTATCTTGGCAACGCCTCGTCCGTAGAGCAGGATGTTGTCAATTACGGAAACAATCTCTTTCTGGAAGTTTGTCTTCTCCCGCATATTGTAATCAAACCAACGCTCGGCTGAGACTGTCAGCGGGGCTAACTGCTGGCGCATCGGCACGAAGCTGGAGAGAATATCATTGCCAATCGCGCTGTTGACGAAGCTTGGCTTCAGCTTCTCAATCGCTGTGTCAATTAACTGAACGTGCAGGTCGGCGGCTGTGGGCCAAGGCTTGACCTTGCGGCGTACACCAAAGTAGCGAGCTTGATAGAATAACCGCTGGCGATTCTCCCAAGTCTCGCGCTGGTTAAGAGCCTCGATGATTCTGGTGTAATAATCTGTGCGGCGTGTATCTTTGGCGTTCATTTGTTGCGCTCCACTTTAAGTTCGTAAGAAAGATCGTTGACTGCATTCAAGGCTTTCCTCGCCCACTCGCGTGTGCCAGGTGTGCCTCTGCGAATCTCGTTATAGTTTTGGTCTTTCATTAACTCTTCAACTATTCCCGTTGTGTGGGTCACTGGTGTGGTTGTTGCGCAACCACCAAGACTCGCCACGCAGATCACGCTCAATAGCATTGCGGTTATCCCGCCACTCACCTTCGATGTTTTGAGTCCGCTTCTGCTTCCAACCTGGAATGATGCGAAACACGGCTGCGATGATCTCAAGGATTGCACGCAGCACAAAAGATTATTTAATATTCAGTCCGACTGTCTTGAGGAAGTTTACGATCTTTTCCAAGAACGAATCATCCGCTGGGGTCGGTGTGAGTTTAACAATGATGCGGGCTGCGAGAACGATGCCACCAACAGCGGCTACGATCTCTTGCCAGTTTGCAGTAATCCAATTCCAGATGTTCATAGTTTTATCCTCCTGCGTCAAATCCAGCCATAACGGGGTCGTGTGCCACCATTAAGTCTTGAAGTGACTTCCAAGTTGGACGTTCTATTGGGAAAGTCAAGTCAAGACCGATATTTGTGCTACTGAGGCACAAGGCCAGCGCGTCAGCCCTATCGGGTGAGGCTATGCCTCTGGCACGCATTGAGTCCTTAGACTCCACGCCAAGCTTGCCCTTGCTGTTGGTTATTGTGCGCCTGCAAGTCAACTGCGCTGTCAAGTCCTCATCCTCTGGCAATATGATCTCAGCATCCTCAATCTTCTTTGCCATCCCATACCACATCTCAGCCGACCTATTGGTATAGGCGTTGTTGTCGTAGGCCGTAGCACCAAAGTTCACGCGATTGACTACCCAGCCCGACTCAGCCAGGGCATCGCACATAACCATCCCCATTCCGCTTGCGTCAGCGTAGATGTTGTTTGCTTCCAGCCCAGCCTTCTTAAACTCGACTATAAACCTGCCTACTGCTGCCATCGTGTCTTTCTCACGCCAAGCAATCATAGGCAGAATCTTGTTGCCATCACTTATGCAGATCACGTTCTGATCGCCACCCGCTGCAAAGTCCACGCCTGCTATGCGTACACCTGGCTTGAATCGGGGTGGTGTATTATAGCAGTTCTGTAGCTGGGTGAGGTTGATAACTAGGCTTTCCA